GTCTAGTGGTAGTTCTCATACGCAGATGCGCCTCATATGCCGCTGCTTCTTTCTGCGGATCAAGCGAGATGCGGGCCGGGCCGATCCAATTCGACCCGAGCCAAGCTTCGCGAAGCACTGGATCGTCAAAGAAGCCCGGCGCTGCCAACCGGCCCCTCGCCACAGCTTCGGTGATTACCCACTCGTAGATTGGCTGGCAGAACTTCCAGGCGAGCCACGTCCGTCGCGATCCGAAGAACTGCCAGGCCATTTCGAGCGCGGCACGGCTGGCCGAATACGATGCAGTGAAGCTTTTCAACAGCAGTTCATATGGTAGCTGCAATGCCACGCCGATCTGCCGGGCCATGGCCGTGGTAAACGCATCGAAAGCCGTGTTCGGTCGCTTCGGATCGGCAAATGTCACATCCTCGCCTGGAGCGAGATCGACGATGGCTCCATTGCCGAGCTGGACCTCGGTGTTGGGGTCAACGCCAGTGCCACTGCCATTTTGACCGATGAATGAAGCATCGCCATCACCTTCCAGAGCATTCGGTTTGACGAATACGGTAAACATGGCGGAAATCACCGCCGCCCTGATTTCGGCCTCTCCATAGTCGCCTAGCTGCTTGATCATCTCCACTACGGGGGACAGATACGGAATGCCACGCGCCTGTTCGGGCCTCAGTTGTTCATAGAGATGCAGGATAAGCGGGGAGCCCGTTACTGTCGATCCGATTTCATAGCGGCGCCAGGTGCGGGGAGCACCTATCGTGTCGCCGGAATGTCGGCTGCTTATGTGGTAGGCTATTGGTCTGCCGTCCGCGTCGACCTCGACGCCGTCGACCATGGTCGGTGAATTGGAGCGAAAATTAGGATTGCTGATCCGATCTGCTTCGACAATCTGCAACTTAACTCCGTAAGTGTCTCTCTCATCGAGCCTGCGGCGCCGGACTACAAACGTGTCGCCGCTTTCCAATACAGCCCGAAATACAAGAGCCTGGTATTCGTCCCAGTTGAGCCGGCCGGTAAAATCCGGCGATTTCGCCCAAATCGCAAACTCTCTCTCCGCCTGGCGCTGCCAGGCATCCGCTTGTTCGTCAGTGAGTCCCAGGACCTCTCGGTCGATTGTCGATTGCAGCACAAGTCCATCGCCAATGACGGATGTGACAACCGTGTTGATGGCGCCTGTGGCAATCGGCACGTTGCGGGCAAGATCGCGCGACCTGGTTCGCAGGTCAGGCAGATCACCGGATAAGTCCTCGTTGGCATTCCGCTCCGCCGGCCGCCAGTTGCGCGTGGCTCGCCTGTCGCGCGCTCCTCCCTGATAACCGCCGCTGCCGGTCGCCGCCGTCATCCCGACGCGAGCCCTCATCCGGTCCATGCCGGATGCTGGATTGAGCCACGTCGCTATCCTATCTGAGAGCGTCCATGGCACATCGATCTGTCTGCCGCGGCCTAGGCTGATCTTCATTCTGGCACCACGTATCGAGTGCGGCTATGACCGGATAACCGAGCCGTAAGAGTCTGCACCATGTTGTTCCAATAGGTGATGCTCTCGCGGATTTCCTTGGCATCGGCCCGCGTCAGCGAACGCCCCGCTATCGAGTACGATTGGTTTCCTGCCACGGCGGTTGAAGCTGCAATCCAAGCGGATAGCTGCGTTTCCGCCTGTGCGAGGGTGATACCTGCCATGTCAGAATACTCCCCTCGATCTCATGCGCCGGCCAGCCGGCCTCTGCGCCACCACGATTTGTTCTATCGTCTTTTCCTCTTCACGCGCGTTTGGCGGAAGATTGGGGACATCTGTGGTCTGAACTTTCACCACCGAAGGCTTGGTCTGGCCTTCGGAAAGAGACATGCGAGCTGCGAATGCATAGACCCGGCAATCGAGCGCCTCGTTGCGCTTTCCGCTTGGCAACACCCACACTCTATATGGTCTACCTTCCTTGTAGCGCGTGACGACATTCTCCGCCGTCGCCTGCTCGAACCAGGCATCATCGTAGTCGCTCGGCAGGTGGCAGTATCCGGGTCCGGGGGCCGCGATGCGGAAGCGGCCATAGATCGCGTCTTTTGCTGTATCGACTCCTATGAGCCAAACATTGTCCCTCGTTTGCGCGGACTTGCTGGCTCGCTTCGGCCATACCGGACGCGGCCCACTTCCGCCCTTGATGGCGTGGACGTTGCGCGCCACTCTCTTGCGCGCGAATGCTATGACCTGATTTCCATGATGGCCGCCGCTGTCGATGCAGGCGGCGCGCACCCTGACAAGTCTACCATCGTCGGTCCAAAACTTTTCCGCCAACAGGGTGTCGAGCTTATTCCATACGTCCTGCTGCGCCGGGTCCCCATAGATGATTTCATAGCGGATGCCCCAGCTCTCATCACCGGCGCCCCAGCCGACTATCTCGCATTCAAGCCTGTCGCCTTGTGTATCGATACCAGCCGTCGCGTACCATACGCCACCCGGCAGATCGTTTTCACCATAATCCTTGACATGGCTGCGCAGCCCTTGCGCGTCGATGGCCTCACCCTGCTCTTCCCACGTCTCTCCCATGACGGTGTTGACCCACACTTGCAACAGCGTCGGATTGCCTTGTGCATCCACAAATTCGGTTACGATGCGTTCGAGCGTGACCCACGGAGAATATAGCTGGGACAAATGAAATCCGGCTGTCCCTCGAAATGGCGCTGTAGCCTGCCATGTGCCGCTCGATATGGCCTTCCATCGTTCTGCGTCGGTCCAGAGTGTTCCGCAACCCTCGCAGGCGTAGTGCGCGGTCTCGGGTCTGTGGCTACCGTCTACCTTGTCCCATTTCACCTGCTCCCATCGGAGCGTCTGCAGATGAGCGCAGTGAGGGCATGGAACATAGAACCGCCGCATATCGCTCCGCTTGTACTCGCGTTCTATGACGGACACTCCCTTGACGGTGGGAGTCGAGCCGATGATCTTCTTGCGGTTCCAAAATGTTGCCTGCCGCTTGTCGGCCAGTTTCAGCGGATCGCCTTCCGTGCCGGCCGACAAGGGATAGCGGTCCACCTCGTCCGCCATGACGACTCTGATTGGCCGCATGGCCAGTCCGCTCGGCGCGTTCGCGCCGACGATAGCGATATAGCCTCCGTCGAACTCCTTGTGCCGCAGCGTGTTGCCGCTGTCCCGCGAGCGTGGGTCCTTGAACCTGCCGCGCAGAACCGCGGTGTCGCGGATCATCGGCGCCAGGCGTTCCTTGCTCCAGGCTTCCGCCGTCTCGACTGTCGGCTGGATTACCAGCATCGGCGCCGGGTCATGGTCGACATAGTACCCGACCGCGTTGTTGATCATTTCTGTCCAGCCGACCTGCGAACCCTTGATTACCACCACCGTCTCGACCGAGGCGTCGGTTATCGCGTCCATCATGCCGCGCTGGTATTCGGCCCGTGACGTCTTCCATCGTCCCGGTTCGGCCGACCCTTCGGAGGACAGTTGCCGCCATGTGTCCGCCCAATCGCTCAGCCGCAAGCGAGGCGACGGCTTAAGCCCTTTGAGAAATCTCCTCGCTATCCTGAGCAGGGCCGGATTGTTCGGCAGCCTCAGCCTCAATCGTGCCGGCCGATAACGCCTGCAGTGCTTCGTCGATAAACTCACGTATCAGGGCCTCGATTTCCGCCGCCGTCATCTTGCTATGGACGCGCGGCGCCACCTTGCCAGGCACCGCCAACAGGCTCTTGCGCATTTCATCGCGCATTCGTGACCAAGCGGTCTCCACCATTTCGGCGGGAACGAGTTGGCCCTGCTTAGTCGCCAAGTCCAGTTCAGCCAGGTCAGCCCGCGCCTTGTCGAGCCGAGCCTTTTCGGCGGCTGGGTTCAGTTCGCCTTCGCCGCTTTCGCGCAAAGCTGCCGCCAAAGCGGTCTTGAGAAACCACCCATCCCACCCCCTGCTCGTCTTGCCATCGGGCGGAACGTCCTTGAGGATTTTGGACCAAGTGCGTCTATCCCGGCCGGTTTCAGTCTCTAGCCCTAGGAGGCTGTACAATTGGGCTATCATCGCCATTGATGGATTAGACCGGATACATCAATTGTTGTTATCCTATAG